CCTTCCAACTGTCCATGTCGCCGGTGACGACGGCGTAGAACCCGTCCTGCCAAGCGCCGCGCAGGTCGCCGAAGACCTCGTAGCCCACCTGGCCGAACTGCGTCAGTTCGTCTTCCATCTCGGCCACGCCGGCGGCGAACCCCTTGACAAAGTCATCAGAATTCTTGGCGTTTTCAATCAGGGTCTCGCGCCATTTTTTCTGGCGGTAGGCGGCCAGGGTGGTCTCGATGGTGCTGATCTGCGCCGACACATCCCGGGTGTCATCCAACTGGCCATAAAGGGCGTCGCGGTACTGCTGCACCTGGTTGTCCAGGGCCTCTTTCTGCTGCGCCTCATACTGCGTGCCGTACTCGCCGATGCCCTCGTAGAGCTCCTTCCAAACATCGGCGATTTCCTTGGCGCTGGTCTTTTTGCTCTCGACCACCGCCTTGTCGGCATTAAGGCTTTGCCCCTCGTAATCCGTCAACCATTCCTTTTCGAACCCCTGCAACTCCATCTGGCGGTCGTAATACTCGCCCAGCATCTTGACCGACTTGTCCATGGCGTCGCGGCGCTGTTCCGCCACCCACTGCTCCCACTGGCCAGCACTCAGTTTCCCGGCATTGGCCTCGGCCTCTTTGGCGATCATTTCTTCCTGGGTCGCCAGCCAATCGGCAGCCAGGGCCGGGGTCTCGGCCAGGGCCTTGAGATACGCCTTCTGCTGTTCCTCCAGTTCCTTCGTCGCCTTGGCGTTGTCATTCGTCGCCTTGGCGTTGTCATTCGTCGCGGCGGTGTTACTCGTGGTTGCTACAGTCGCCTGTTTTGATGCATCAGCCTTAAAGACCAACGCATGTTGCGTTTCTCTGATACCGGCAACCTCGGTGGAGTGCGCATTGTTGATTGCCGTAATTGCGCTATGATAATCCTCGGTGGCTGTCGAGATGTTCCGCAGGCTCTTTACGACGTCAGATGCGTCGATTTCCATTCCTGGTATCTTGTTCAACAGTGCAACTATGCCGCCAAAGGAATCCGCGGCCTTTTCGGCGAGTTCATCAAACGCCACAAAGAGCGCAGCCTTGATGGTTTCGCCGCCAACCTCGAAGTTTTGCACCATTCCGTCCCAGGCAATGAGGATTTCTCCTATTGCCCAGGCTGAAAATTGTCTGTATTCTTCAACTCCTTTAGACGCTAGTTTAAGCCCGCCCGCCAGTGCGTCCATCACCATGCCAATGCTCTGCGCGAAACCGGCGTTGTTGAATGTCCTCAGCAGGTCATCCCAGGCTGTTTTCATCCTGTTCAAATCAGCCTGCATGGAATTCGCCGCACTCTTGGCAGGTTCGGCAACTTTTTCGTGCAGGGTGGCGGCAAACTTGTCAAAAAATGCTGCATCTGCAAAAACATCACCGCTTTGCAGCATTTTATCCAACTGCGCCGTGGTCACCCCCAAGGCATCAGCAGCCAGCTTAAAGGCCCCTGGCAATCGTTCGCCCAACTGACCGCGCAATTCTTCTGCGGAGATTTTGCCCTTGCTCATCATCTGCCCAAGGGCCAGAATTGAGCCTGCCGTGTCGTCAGAGCTCAGCCCCAACGCAGTAGATGCTTCAGCCACTGCGCTGAAAAGGTTTTGCACCTGCGACATGCTCATACCAGTGCCGTCTGAGCTTGCGGCAAGTTTGGCGAATCCTTCAGCTGATGTGTTGAGATCGAGACCGAGGCGCTCTGATTCTGCCCGGACAAAGGCAAAGGCGGCGGCGGCGCCTCCACTTGATCCGGTGACTAATTTTAGTGTGTTATCAATTTTATCTGCCTGGACTTGCGCATTGATCAGCGCGTTGGCTGCGCCAGTCACTGCTGCGCCGATCAAACCCCATGCTACGGCGGAACTGGCGGCCATGGAGGTGGTGGATGCGCCGTATTCCCTGGTGCTGGTCGCGGCGGTCTTGGCGTCGGTGGACACCTTGGTCAGATGTTTCTCGACCTCTTTCAGGGCCGGGGCAGCCTGATTGTCACCGACGATGATGATTTTGATTTTTTGGTCAGCCACGGCGATTCCGGTTTCCACGGTTCCTGCGATTCCTGGCGGCCATGATTTCCAGCGCCGCCTGTTCCAGCTCCTGCAAGCCGGCAAACATTTCAGCCTCGTCGTTCCCTGGGGCGATGTCCAGGCCGAGCAGGCGGGCGGTGGGGGCAATCACCGCGTAATCCAGGCCCACCGGACCCCCTGGTCCCATGCGCCACTGTGTCAGCATGGCCAGGAACAGCCGGGTGGGGATGATATTTTCCGGCCAGAGGGCCACGGCCTCTTCCGCGGCCCGGGCCTGTTCGCGCGCCCGCAGCGCGGTCAGCGCCGGTTCCGGCACGCCCATGGCGCGGGCCGACTCCACGGCCCGCTCGACATCACCGCCGCCGCCGTCCATGATCCGGCGGGCGGCGGCCCTCAGTTTTTTTGCCGGCCCCGCATCAGCGCCAGGCGGTAGGCCTGGACAATGGCATCGGCGGCGGGTATGTAGTTGTCCAGCAGCTTGGCCAGATTTTCCGGGCTGAACTCGGCATCCATGTTCTGCCAGCCCACCACCAGGCGCAGGGCCGCGTCGAGATCGCTGAGACGGCCCCCCTGGGCCTCGGTGGCCAACTCCATGAAGGCCGCGCGGCCCATGTGGCGAAACTCCAGATCCAGCCCCAGCGGATCGCCGCCGGGCTGGGGAATCATGACGGTGGCCGTAAAGGTCGGATCAGGTTGCAGTTTGAACATTGGTCCCTCCGGTAGGGGCGGAAAATTTTCCGCCCGTACAAAAAATTTTGCCCCCTACAGCATGACCAGGCGGACTTCATCGTTGCCGCTGACCGGCAGCACCCGCAGGGTGTATTCCATCAGCAGCAGGCCGTCCTTGTCGGTGGGCTTGGGGCTGGTGAGCTGGACCGCGGGCAGGTACAGCAAGGCCTTGTTGCCGGTGGTGGTCCCGATCACCAGGCCCAGGCTCATGGTGGTGTTGGCCTCCACATGGCCGGCGAAGGTAACCTCCTGGGCCGCGGTGAGATTCAGTTGCATGGTGGCGGTGGACGCGCGGTCGGTGATGCTGACCGACTCCGAGCCGAGCAGCGCCAGATGGGTGACCACCTGGCCCAGGTCCAGCTCGATGCCGCCGCTGACGTATTCGGTGCCGCCGCTCAGGGCGCCGGCGGCATAGGTGCAGCCCAGGGTGATCTGTCCGCAGTTGGCATCGGTGAGCACAAACGGCACCTTAAACGCGGAATCGTCCACCCCACTGGGGGTAGCCGCCGCGGGGCCGCCGTCGACACCAACGAACTCGAAGCTCAGGCTGGGAATCTCGCCCACCAGGGCGGACAGCTTGACGTTGCCCTTGCTGTACAGCAGTTTGTAGCGGGCGCCGTCGCGGAAATAATACTGACTGGCGCTTTCCTGGCCGGTGGTGACGGGCAGATATTCGACCCGATCGGGGGTGGCCTCGATGTTCTGGTCCATGCCGCAGGCGCGCAGCAGGGGACCATAGGCCGGGGGCGTGCCGGCGGCGCCGCTGCCGGCCAGTTCGACGGGATAGCTCAGCTTGGCGTATTTCACCCCGGCCAGCTGGGCCTTGGCGCCGAAATAGCTGGCGAGGACGTTGCGTTCCTTGTTGTCGTAGTTCACCTCGTGGCTGGGCTCGCCGCAGAGGATGGCATTGGCGGCGCCGGTGGGCACCGCGTCGGTGCCGGGGGTGGTCTCGATCTTCGCCAGGACGGTGGAATTTCGTAGATATCGCTCGGACATGGTCGTGGTCTCCTTTCTTCCTGCCAGCCGGTCAACCCCGGCGGTAGCGTTCCCATTGGACATTGAGGCCATAGCCGGCGGCGCCGCGGATATCCGCCGGCAACACATCGACAATGGCCTGTGGTATCAGGCGGCCGTCGCTGATGATGAGGTCGCGCAAGAGGGGCTCGACGGCAATGAGCAGCTCGGCGCAGGCCGCCGGGGTCCAGCCGGTGCCCGGCTCGGCATCCAGGTCCATGGCGACCACCTGGATGGTCATCCGGTCGCGCACGGTGACGGAGGTCATGCGCTGGTCTTCCATCTGGGCGCCGAGAAACCGCACCCGCAGGGCCGGCAGGGCCACGCCCTGGCCGGTCAGGTCCGGCAGGTTGCCGGTCCATGGCGCCGCGGCTGATCCCGGCAACCCGGCGTTGATGGCGGCGCAGACGGCCGCGATGACATCGGTCACGATACCCACGTTCAGTCGGCCCCCTCGCCGCCGGCGACCTTGCCCTCGATGCCGAAGGCGTAATTGAGCTGGGCCGCCATGCGCTTGGCGAAATATTCCTTGATCTCCGGCTCGTCACGTTCAAAAACCTTGGCCATGGCCTCATCGATCCGGACGGTCCCCTTGACCACCGGAAAGCGGTGCCGCAGGTGGCGCGGGGTAGAACCAGCGCCTCTTCCGCCGTGGACGTAGAGAGCCGGATCGTAAAAATCCGACCGCTTCCTGATCCAGATGTTTTCCTGCCCGCTGTAGATCCTGGCGAGAAAGGCGCCCATGTACTGCCGATTGCCGACCTCGACCCCGACCATGGGGTTGTAGCTCGGCTGGCCGAGCTTGTAGGGCGACAGGTTCCACAGACCGGCCCACAGGTGGCCCTGGGTACTGGCGTTGGTGACGCTGGATGTGAGCACGCGGGAGGCGATGTCCTTTTGCCGCACAGCCAACTCCGCCGCGGCGTCGCGTTTGACCCTGGTGCGGACCCAGCGCAGGGTGTCGCGGATGGCGCGGGCCTGGGCCACGGTGGCCTTTTTCGGGTAGATGGCCCGGTACAACGCCAGTTGTTCGGTCAGGCCCTGCATCTCAATGCGCATCAGGCGTACCTCTCGCACACGGCGTCGGTGACGCTGGTTGACGGGTTGACGGACAGCACCATCCAGTGCTGCCCGTCAATGACCAGGTCCTGCCCCACCCGCACGGTCAGGGCCTCGATCGGCGCCACCAGGCGGTAGCGCTCGACCGCCGCCATGGGGAGGCCGGCCATGGGGACGGCCGGCGCCAGCGGGAACCACAGGGCGGTGACCGGTACGTTATCCACCACCAGGACCTGCCCGAACAGCTCGTCGCCGAGCAGCTCGAGCAGGTCGTCCTGGACCTCGGTCAGCAGGCCCATGGCTAGTAGTACTCCACCGCCACGGTGAACTTGCCGGCGGTCAGGGCCGCGGCGGCAATGGTCATGGTGAGTCCCAGCCCGCCGGAGGTGGCGCGGATGGACGTGGCCGCCGTCGATACCGGCACCACGTCCAGCAGGGCATTGGCGCTGAACGAGGCCACGGCGGTGGCCGCCAGCACGTCGGCGGCGTTCAGAATGTGCAGGGCGATGGTGGCCGATCCGCCGGAGGTCAGCGCGGTGTTGACATGCACCATGCCGTCATTGACCACCGCATCGTTGGGCAGCCGGTCGCCGCGCAGGCTGATGGTGCCCACGGCGCCGCCGTCGCTGGCAAAGTCGTACTCGAAATAGGCCACCCGCTTGGTGGGCTCCAGGCCTTGTCGGTTCATATCAGTTCTCCTTATCAGTGATCAAAGGTCAGGGAACGGAGGACCGGGGTACTCCCGCATCCTCCGTGGTCGTCACCGCATCAGACGCCGGCGTTCTTGGCCAGGGCCTTCCAGTCCAGGGCCTTGGCGGCGGCGTCGATGCGCACCTTGTATTCCACGCCGTCCACGTTCCAGCCGCTCTTGGTCTCCAGGTACGGGGTCTGCTGGCCGTTGAGGAAAAAGACCGTGACGGTCATGCCCTTGGGGCCGGCCAGATACCAGGCGGTGGTGCTGGAGTCGTCCAGCCGCGCGTCGTACACGCGGGTAAAGCGGTTGCCGGCATAGGGGTTGGTGCGGGTCGAGCCGACGCCCGAGCCGCTGAACTGCGCCGAGTTGAAGAAAATCTCGGCCGCGCCCTCGATGGTGGCCGGGGCAATGAAGTACTGCGCGCGGATATTGAGCCGACGCTTGGCCTTCAGATCCTTCTGCAACTTCATCAGCTTGATGGCCTCGGCAATGGTGGTTTCACTCACCACCCCGGCGGTGCCCAGGTTGTTGTGGCTGGCGTAGAACAGGGCCACGCCGTCCCGCATGGCCGCATTTGCGGTCAGCACCGCATAGGCCACGTCGCCCACTTTGCGCGCGGCGGCCTCGCCGTGCTTCATGGCCGAAGCCATGGCCAGGGTGGAGGTCTTGAAGTCGGGCAGGCTGCCGGTGTTGCACCACTCGGCCCAGGTCTCGCCGGCGGTCTCGTAGCCGGCGGCCAGGCTCTTGTTGGCGATGTTGCCCAGGATGGACGGCATGTCCGAGCTGGTGATCGACCGCCCCAGCATCTCCATCACGGTGCCGCCGTCCGGCTGATTGGCCAGCACCAGCCCGCGACGGGCCAGCTCGCGCAAGGAATACCCGCGCAGCTCCTCGGCGCCGGCGGCGGGGGTGGCCACGGCAATGCCGGCCCGCAGCAAAATGGCGTCCTCGGCGGCGGCGCGGAACTTGTCGCGCTCATCCAGCCCGACCGACAGCCGGAAACCAGGTTGCGGCTGGGCGGCGCGCTGCTCGGCCACATGGTCCAGCACCTTGGCGCGGGCATCCAGCACGCTGACGCCGTCGCTCACCAGCTGGCGGGCCAGCTCGGCACAGCCCATGCGCGCGCCCATGGCCTCAATCTCGGCGATGCGCCGGCGCTCTTCAGCCACGCCGGCCCGCACGGCGGCGTCCACATCGGGCGCGCCGGCAGTGTCCGTCGGGTCCAGGGGCATGACGCGGAGAAACTCCAGCGCCTCGTTTTCGGTGGCGGTCTGGGCAAGTCCCCGGCTTTCCAGGAACGCCCGCAGTCGTGGGTCCATAGCGGTCTCCTTCTTTTGCGGCTCGGGGTTGCTTGCCCTGGCCTCGGTTATGATGGCGGCCGCGGCGCGAGCCTTGGCCCCTTCATCCGCCCCGATGGGGCAGATACTCAGCTCCTTCACGCGCCAGGCGGTGACCACCCGCACGGGTCCGGCAAAACTCCGGCCCTCGATCACCGCGCTCTGTCCCTCCGGCACCCACACCGCCCCGCCGGGCTCGACCGCCCCACCGGGCTCGATGCGATAGCCGATGGAAAAGTCGGTCAGGTGTCCGGCCCGCACCTTGTTCCAGGCGCTCTCCACCGCCGGATCGTCGGCGAAATGCACGCGGGCCACCAGACGGTCGCCCTCCACCCGCAGGTTGCGGGCCGAGCCCATCACCGAGGCGACGCCGCCGCGATCATGGGTGTCCAGCAGCGGCACCTGCCGATTGTCCGGCAGCCGCGCGCCGCTCATCAGCAGCACCTCGTCGATGGGCTCCCAGCGCTCCCAGTCCATCACCCGCACCGGCGCCTCGGTGGCGCATACCGCCTCCACCGTGCGGGCGTCCTGGTCCAGGCTCAGCGGTCGGCCGTCCTCGGCCAGCGAGAGCGACAGGCCACGGGTCTGGATCTCGCGCGCCGGCGCGGATCGGGTCATCATGGGGTCAGGCCCCGGGTTCGGTGTCGTCATCGCCCTGCACTCCCTGTTGCGCCACCGCCGCCGGGTTGTCGGCCAGGGCGGTGGAGATGGTGTTCATGGCCACGGTCAGGCCCATGTCGCGGGCCATGGCCTCGGCCTCACTGATCTCGCGGTAGATGTCCTCGAGGTCGCGGCCCCGGGCGGCGGCGATCTCCTGTGGCGAGCGCAGGCGCGCGGTGATCTGGTCCACCTGCGCCTTGCTCTCGCGGCTGATGTCGATGGAGTCCATGCCCGGCGCCTGCCAGGTGCAGCGCAGCCAGGGGGCGGGGTCGGCGAAGTAGCGGCCGGCGAACGGCAGGCGACCGGCCAGGACGGCCTCGTCCATGAACCAGCGCAGCACCGGCTGGCAGAAGCCGCGCACATGCCGCGCCACCATGGGCCGCAGGGCCTGGGCGAAATCCACCCGCACCATCTTGCCGGTGGAAAAGTTCATGCCGGAGTAGTCGCCGGACAGCAGCTCGTAGGGCACGTTGGTGGCCGCCGACAGCATGGTGAGAATCAGCCGCACCATGGGCGGGAAGTTGCCGCCGCGGTTGTTGCTGGCCAGGTTCATGGTCTCGCCGGGCCGCAGATACTCGATGATGGCGTTCTCCACCGTGTCGAGCTTCTTGCCGTCGTCGTCGTCCACCTCCAGACCCAGCTGCCGCGAGGCGATATCCGGGGTGGTGACGAACCCCACCCACTTGGCCGCCATCTTGGCGGCGTCGATCTCGGTGTCCATGTATTGCGACAGGTCGCGGGCCAGCATCACGCCGGGGGCAAAATCGCTGATGCCCACCAGCTGTCCGGGCCGCAGGGTGCGATACCCATGCAGCACGTCGGCGGCGGGAATGCGCATGGTTTTGCCCCAGCTGTCGGGGTCGGTCAGGTGATAGGCCACCGGCCGACCGGTGGAGCGGTCGTATTCCACCCCCTGTTCGATGGCGTTGCCGGCCGCCACGGCGGCGCCGCAGCTGGTCAGCCAGTCCACCTCCACCGCCTGCAGGGCCAGGGGGAGATAGCGCCCGCGGTCCGACAGGTGGCGGCGAATGAAGAGGTAGTTGCCGGTCTCGTTCTCCTGGCGCTTGGCCAGGTGCATCAACTCGTAGAAGTGCAGCCGGCCCGAGACATCGGCCTCGTCGGCCCAGCGGGCAAAGGCGTCCTCGACCCGCTGTATGTGCTTTTTATGGAGTTTTTCCGCGGCGGTGCGGATGGAGGACTGATAGACGATGCCGGCCCCCACCACGTAATCGGCCAGCACCTGGTTGGCGCGGGCAAAATAGGGGAAGTCGCGCACCAGCTGGCGCACCCGCGCGCGCACGGTGGCGGCGCTGGCGCCCACCAGGTCGTTGATACGGCCATCGATGGCGGACCAGTCCCCAGAGGCCCGCGGCGACCGCGCGGCGGCATACAACGCCGACCGCGCCGCGCGCCGACGGCAGGCGCTCGCCGGCGCCCACACCCCCACCAGGGAATCAAGGGCGTCGCCAAGACGCCGCAACACGGGCCGCCCGCTCATCCACGGCCCCCATCGCGCAGGTGCACCCGCAGCCTGACGGCGCCGCTCTCCAGCGCGGCCATGTCGCGGGCATGGTCAATGGCCGCCCGCAGTTCGGCCGCCGAGGCCCAGCGCACGGACAGACCGTTCCCGATGGACGCCGCGGCCTTGTCGAAGCGGGCATTGCGGTACAGGGTCAACAGGTGGGCCAGCAGCTCGGCCCAGGTCGAAAACGCGGTGCTTGGCATGCCGCAAGGCTACCCGCCGTTTTTCGCCCGATCTGACCCACGGCGGCATATGCGGACGCACGGGCACACATGCGCCCGTGTCGGCAATCACGGGGCATTTTTTTGCTTGACAGGGATCAGCGCGGCAGGGGGCAGGTGAGACGGCAGGGCGGGGATCAGGAGAGGGCAGGGCCGGACAGCCCGCCGGTACCGGCGATAGACCGTGGGTTTTTTTTATAGAGTTTCAGCACGTTGCACGAAAAGTATTTTTTCTCACCCCCCATGCATTATTTTCTTGACTCAATCTGTGAGTCGTGTAATATACAAGTAACAGATGAGAGGGGAGCGGCACCCACCAAGCCGCCGGACCCGGACGAAACCGGGAAAAAGGGAGAAAGACCATGGTAGTTATCAGGGAAACAAGCACCGGCCGCGAGGAGTGGTTGGTGGGCGCCTGGCATAACCAGGGCACCATAAATTTTATATCGGGTCAGGGGCACACCTCCCTTGACCATGATTCTGGGATAGCCTGGGATTGGCCCCAGGCTACCATTAACTCCTGGGACGATGTGTCCCAAGAGTCATACGACATCTTACCCGTCCCCAGCGGATGGGAGGTTGTCGCATGACTACCAGCCACCCCACCATCAGGGCCGCCGTCAACGCGGCGGCTTCCCTCAACTCCTCCCGGCACGTAATTTGCCGGGATGGCAACGAGTACGTCCTGAGCACCGGCGAAGACTTCGCCCGTGCTCTGAACAAATATCTCCGCTCCCTCAGCGCGAGGGAACGGGAAATCGTCGAACGGCATTACTCCATGATGGGGTGATGCCGTTTTTTTGCCCCGGCCTGGGCAAGCCGCGAAACTGCCCGCCACTAAACACCGGACCCGGGAAGATGGGAGGAACGAGGATGAAACAGATGAGAGGGGAGCGGCACCCACCAAGCCGCCGGACCCGGACGAAACCGGGAAGACAGGAGGGAAAAAGATGGAAAGGATTCTGAACCTGACGCAGCACCCGGCCAGCGCCGACCAGATCGCGGCCGGCGTGGTTGACCTGACCAACGATCTCGCCGCCCTCAAGGCGGCCCTGACGTTCGGCGAACTGCCGAACGCGCAGGAGATTCGCAACAGGGTGCGCAAGATCGCCGACCTGGCCGTAGCCAGCGGCATTCGCACCGCCATGATCGGAGGTGCGCCATGGCTCATGGGGCCATTGGCTGCAAAGTTAAGTCAAAGGGGCATTACGCCCCTGTTTGCTTTCTCCGTCCGCGAGACGGAGGAGCAGGCTCAAGCGGACGGCAGCGTCCGCAAGGTGGCGGTTTTCCGCCATGCAGGGTTTATCCCTGCTGTAGTCGATCCCACAAAAGAGATTTCCAAGCAGGACGCGACCTGCCTCTTGCTTGATTGGGGGTATAGCCCTAAAGACATAACTGCCATGCTAAGGAATGCTTAAGATGGCAGCTACTGGCTGCACACAAAATGCGATAAATGCGGAGAACCTGAATGATATCAAAAAAGCCAAAACCCACCGGCCACCAGGGCCGGGTGGTCTCGATCTACCTGTACCATGACCTGGCCGAACGCCTGGCCAGCTACCTCGACGAACCGTCGGGCCGTGGCGGCATGGGCGTGGTGCTGCAACACATGGCCGACCAGTACCTGGAAATAATCTCCAGGAACATGCCCGAGTTCTCAGAAAACGAGTGGTCGGCCATCCTCGACGCCAACAACGGCGGCGGAGCGCTGTGGCTGTACGGACCCGGCGACCAGGTCAGCATCGGCGTCACCGGCCTCTGGGCCAACGTCGCCGACTCGCCAGAGATGGACGAAAAATGGAACATCAGCACCCAGACCCTGGCCACCCGCCTGCGGGATCTGCCCTACGCCGCCCAGGTGGCGGCGATGGACGTTGTCACCAAGTTCTGGTGCAGCCCCGATCTCAACAACATCAGCACCCCCGACCTGCTGCGCCGCTGCGGGGCGAAAATCACCCCCCAGGTGGCACCATGAAGGCCCTCACCGTGCGCCAGCCCTGGGCGCACCATATCGCCCAGGGCCTGAAAACCATCGAGGTGCGCAGCTGGCGCACCTCGTATCGCGGCCCCCTGCTCATCACCGCCCTGGCCATCAATGGCCGCCTCTCCCTCTGGTCGCCGCCACCGGAAATTCTCCAGGCCCTCGGCTAAGACCCACCGCCCCGGCTACCCGGCCGGGGCATCTTTTTTCAGCCGCCCCAACGGCCCGCGCCGCAAATTTTCCAGCAGATAGGCCCACTCCACAAACTGCTCCGTCACCGGCACCCCCAGCGCCGCCGGACTTGGTCCGACCACGCAGGGCCGCCGCACGCGCAACGCGCTGCTTGCGAGTCGTCTGCTTCGCCATTCGCCATCACCTCCTTTTCCCTCGTAAGGGTTTTTCCACCGACGCCGGGGCATCCCCGGCGCCCTCAACCATGCGCCGCCGCCACTCGTCAATCGACTCGGTGGTGCTCTCCCATATTCCCACCAGCTTGACCGCCGGGAAATCAAAGTCCCGGATCAGGGCCAGCACCGTGGCGTCACTGCGGCGGACATACTCGGTGATCTCTTTCATTCCCAGAAGTGCAGCCATCACCACCTCGATTGCGTTGATTTTTTTTGTTCGGCCGCGTCGGCCTGCCGCGCCGGCCGCTTCTCCCCGGGTCGCCGCGGCAACCGGCTCTTGACCATGTGCCGCAGGGCCAGGGCATAGTTGGTGCAGTCCCAGTAGTCGTTGCGCTGCCGCCGATCGTGCACCCAGCCGCCGTCCGGGGTCTTTTTCTCCGCCGTGAAGTGGGCGGCGAAATGCTCGTCGATCCCGGCATGGAACGACAGCGCGCCGGCGTCGTCCGGCTCCATGGCCAGCAGCCGTTCCAGCTGGTCTTTGAAATCGTCCACGCGGATGTTCACCCGCGTCAGGCCCCCCTTGATGGCCCGCGACGTACCCGGCAGGGTGACGATGGACCGATAGGACACGATCTCACCGGCGCCGCCGGCCACGCCCTTGTGCGGCATCATTGTTCGGTGGCGGCTGCACCACTCATAGACCTCCACCGTCCGGCTGTGTTTCTTCCAACCGGCGCGGGTGCCGCCGCTGTCGATCAGCCCGGCGCGGATATGGTAGGGGTGGCCCGCGTGGTCCAGCCATTCGCGCTCCAGCAGGCCCTCCAGGTCGGCAAACGTCTGCACCTGGCCATGGCGCATCATGTGCAGCGCCGCCCCCGGCGCGTAGCCGCAGGCCCACACCTCGTAGTAGAACGACACCTGCTGCGTATCCACCAGCAGCCACACCATGGCCGTGTCCGGCGGCACCAGGTTGCGCGGCCGGTCCGACGCGCGAAACCGCAGCAGCCCGGCCGAGGTCACCGCCACCACCGCGCGCTCCGGCACGTCCTCGGCCTCGATGCCGTGGTGCCAGGCGGACTCGTCGGCGGGCAGTCCGCTTTGTTTCCGCAACCAGGCGCGGGCAATCTCCAAGAGCGGCACGTCCAGGCAGTCCCAGGCGCGGTGATGCACCCCCACCAGGTCCGGCTTGGCCACCTCGGCGCCGCGAATGCAGACCCAGCCTCCGGACAGCCGCGCCAGTTGCAGGTCCTGTTCGCCCCACAGCCCGCCGCACTCCGGGCAGGCCACCTGCACCGCCCGCGCCGGCAGGGTCTCCGGCTCGGCGCCCTCCGGCACCACCAGGTGATCCCCCGTCGGCCGCACCATGCCGCCGCAGTGGGGACACCACAAGCGATGCTCCCACACCTGCGCGCAGGCCATGGTGTGGCGATAGATGAACCGGTTCTGCGGGGTGCTGCAGAAAAAGGCCTTGCCCAGGCCGCGATAGGTCCGCAGCCGCTTCAATATCTGCCGCACCGGGTCCGTGGCGGTGCCGCCGGTGGCGGGGAACTGATCGATCTCGTCGGCAAAAATGTACTTGGCGCTGTAGGTGGCCATGCTCACATTGCTGTTGGCCCAGGCGGTATGTATGGTCACCCCGTTGGCCAGCACCATGCGCCGCTGGCTTTCGTCGTCGTGCCGCCGCGACAGATAGCGTTGCAGCCGCGGCGAGGCGTGCAGCATGGGCCGTATCTTGCCCGCCGCCACCTTGTCCGCCGTGTGCTCGGTGGGCATCACGTAGAAAATATCGCCCGGCGCGCAGTCGATGCCCCAGCCCATGGCGTTCAGCATGGTGTTGGTCTTGCCGCTCTGGTCCACGCCGCAGAACCACAGCTGCTGCACCCAGGGCTGGCCGTACAGTTCCAGGATTTTTTTCGTGTGCGGGGCATACTCGTAACGCCACGGCCCCACATGCGCCCCATCGGTGACCACGCGATGCAGCGGCGCCCACAGCTCGGCCGGGGTCCGCCGCGGCTGCCGCGCCCGCAGCCGCACCGCCCGCCCCGGCCGCCTCAACGACACCGAGTTCCCGCCCAGCCGCTCTGCCAGCCAGGAGGGCAACCCCGGCACCAGCGGCACCAGCCGCCGGCAGAGGGTGGGTTGGATAGCTGATTCAGCCAGATTCATCACCGGCAATCTCCCAGAACAAAAAAAAGGCCCCGCCTCCACTGGATACAATCCAGTAAAGAAGCTGGGCCTTACGGCACAGCTCAACACACGGGTCGCACAGGGCCGCTACGCGGCACGGTGCTTATTTAGTTTTTTCGACTGCTTGTCTTTCCGATCCCGAATTCCTTCTCCAGCAGCGCGACAAACATCTTCGCCACCTGATAGAGAATTCGAACCAGCACGTTTTCGGTCACGCTGTCTCCTTGCTGAAAAAAACCTTGCCTTGTGAGGACGCTACTGGCCTGGCCTTGAGTCGCCATGACATGCGATGTATTCCGTCAGCACATCAACAGTTCCTTGACGGCAAACTTCCCGTAATAGCCGTTGTTTCTCGGGCGAAACCGACCGATGCCGATAATCTCCCCCGCCATGACCAGGTGGTCGTGCAACACATTTTCTGTAATAATTTCATCAAATATCCGAAACGTCACCTCACCGGACCACTGGTGGATGATGGGAAAGCACTTCACCACCCGCTTGCCGCCGCCGCGCCGACCGTCGGAGGGCACGAAGAGCAACTCGCTGTCCACCTCGTCCTTCTTGATCGGCAAGACCAATTCTGACGTCACCATCACCCCCGCCTCGATATGCTTGGTGTAGGTCGCCTTTCCCCCTCCAGGAATCTTCATTGACAGGTACCGCGCCGCGTCCGACAGGCAATTCTTGAACGCCATCGGCGGGATGAAGATATAGCCATCCTTGTTGGCCCAGCACCGTTCCCGCCAGGTACGGTCCTCGTAGTCACGCTGTATCTCGCGCTCCAGTTTCGGCACATCGTAGAACCTGCTCTGACTGTACGCACTCATCGATTCAAGCCGCGCGATTGCTGTCTTCATTTCTGTCTCCTTGCTGAAAAAACCTTGCCTTGTGATGCCCCGCCTCGCCTTGCCATGCCCTGCCTTGCCAGGCCCCGCCTTGCCTCGCCTTGCCATGCCTTGCCTCGCCTCGCCGTGCCACGCCCCGCCAAGCCCCGCCGCGCCCTGCCCCGCCCTGCCATGCCCTGCCGCGCCAAGCCCTGCCGAGGACAAAAAATATATCAACCAACCATCATCCCTGTTCTTTTTCCAGGCCATCGCCGGACAGCGCCTCAAAGCACACCCCAACCGGCAGCGGGCTGGCGCAGTTGCTGATACAGCGCGCGGCAACGGCCTTGCGTGACGGCGCCGTGCAGGCGTGGTGCAGCGCTTGCAGCATGGACCCCACCAGGTTGTGCTGGCGACGATCCTCATGCGACAGCGAATTGTAGTCCGTCGCCGCCAGCACACTCATTCCCCGGAATGACACCCGCCGATTCTTGTCGATGTGCCCGTCCGCGTGGTGTAATTTTTCCCGCTCCGTCATGCGGTACAGCCCTGTGTTCTTGATCACGCCGAAGATAATGCCGCGATCAGCCTGCAAGCGTCCGCGCGCACTGCGCAGTGACGACGTGGAGCTGTCCACCCGGCGGCCAATGACCCGGCCTATTTCCGCATACGTCACCTGACCCGAGACCTCGACATGCGACAGCAGCTCCATGATGGCCAGCATGTCCATTTTGTCGCGTTTCGTGAAATCAACCTCCATGATCACCTCCATGATGCAAACACCTCATTCACCACCCCAGAGCCACGCGCGCCCGCTTGGTGGCGCACGGCACGCACTTGCAGCGCTCAACCATCCCCGCTTGGCACGATGCGCGCATCGCGTGCGCGGCCAACAGGTCGGTAAGCGCCTCAACCAGCAGAGCCTCGCGTTTCTGGTAGTCGCTCATCTCGCCCGCTCTGCCAGCCAGGAGGGCAACCCCGGCACCAGCGGCACCAGCCGCCGGCAGAGGGTGGGTTGGATGGTGGCGTGGCTCATCCGGGAAATTCCCGGCCGGTAGCCTCCAGCGTGGCCTTCTTCCCGGTGAATTGCTGCCAGCGCCGGACAGCGACGTCGACGTAAAGGGCATCCATTTCCATGCCACGGTATTCCTTCCCGACTTGTTCGCAGGCGATCATCGTTGTTCCGCTGCCGTTGAATGGATCGGCCACCGTGCGCACAAACGGCACATTTTGCAACAGCGCGGCCACGACATCGACTGGCTTTTCTGTCGTGTGATGGAAATTTCCAGTACGCTTGCCGTGCAGCACGTTGCCAACTCCGGGTGCATGCTTGTCGAATGGCGCCGTCTGTTTGCACCCCCACAGCACAAGCTCGTGCTGAGCCCTCCAGCCACGGCCCATCCCTGGGGTGCCTTTATCCCACACAATCATTGACCCCACGCCGAAACCAGACGATTCAGACACATCAAAAAGGTATATCCACATCCGCCAGTCGGTGAAGGCGTAGAGATACTGCGCGCCGAACAGAGAAAAAGCAGACTTGAGCAGCGCGCTATAGCCGCGAGTCGATAACGTGTCGTTGGCCACCATTTTGTGCTTGGCACTGGTGCCGACCGACCCGCTACTCTTTCCGTTTTCTTGAAACCCGCCGCTGCAATACGGCGGGTCGGTGCATACCAGGTCGACGGTGGCGCCGACCAATAACCTTTCGACATCACCGGACAATGTACTATCCCCGCACATCAGGCGATGCCGCCCCAGCAGCCACACGTCACCAGGCTTTGTGATGGCTTCGGCCTGCGCCTCCGGCACTGCATCCGGGTCAGTCAGGCCCTCGATACCGGTGGCACCATCGCCCAGCAACCTGGACATCTCTGTCTCGCTGAATCCGGTCAGCTCCACGTCGTATCCGTCCAGCTTCAAGTCTTCCAGCTCAATGGCCAGCAGTTCCTCGTTCCACTCGGCCAGGTCGTTCAGCCGGTTGTCGGCGATGCGGTAGGCCTTTTTCTGCGCCCTGGTGAGGCCCTCGGCCACATGCACCGGCACCGTTGCCAGACCAAGCCGCCGGGCCGCCTTCAGCCGGGTATGTCCCACCAGGATAACCATGTCCTCGTCCACCACGATCGGCTGACGAAAGCCGAACTCGCGGATGGACTTCGCCACCGCCGCCACCGCCTGGTCGTTTTTGCGCGGATTGGCACCATAAGGCCGTACCTGGTCAACGGGCACCTGTTGCACCAGCATTCCACCCTCCATGTCCGGTCGAAAACTCATGCCGCACGCTCCTCGATGGCCTCGTGCTCGCCATCATCCTGTTCCTGGTCGTTGTCCGGCCGCTGGAACTGCACGTCGATGCGCTTCAGCTCGGCCAGCTCGTTGAAGGCCGCGTTGGTGACCAGGGTTTCCACCGCGTCATAGACCTCCGAGGCCGCCGCGCGGTCGCCGCGCGCCGCGTCCACCAGCAGGTACTGCGCCTGGTTGGCATAGTGGCGCAGAGCGTCGCGCAGGATGCCCAGCAGGGCGGCAATGGCCGCCCAGGCCTCGTCGCGTTTCAGCCACTCACTGTCCTCGCGGCGGTTCTCAATCGTGCGCTTTTCCACCTCCAGCCGCAGGCGCTCCACTTCGTAGCGCAGCTTGTCGGTGGCCAGGTCCTCGGACTGGGCCGCCTCGATGGTCTCGCCCGTCGGCACCTGGCCGGGCCGGACGATGTAGTTGAGGGCATACTTCTTCAGCGCCGCCGCGGTGATCTCTCCCCGGCGACTGCGCTTCAGCTTGCCGTCCTGCACATGCCGGTAAAACGTGGCCTGGCTGACAGTCCAGCCCCAGGTCAGCAGGAACCGCAGGGCGTCCTGCCGCTTGCCGCTCGGCTGAAACGCCTCCCACGGCGTGCGCGACGGATCGGCCGACCCCGGCCCGGCCTGCGCCGGGTACTTGGCCTGCAACCCCGCCAGCAGGGCCAGACAATGCCGCTCCAGATCCTGCGCCGACCTGAGCGCCGCCGAGGTGGCCTGATCGTTCAGGGCCTGCAAGGCCTTCACATGGGCATTGTAGGCCACCGTCACGGCCCGCAACTCGTCCGCCGTGGCCCGCCCCCGCAATGCCTCAATCTGCTCTTTCAAGGTGTGGTGGTCCCTGAGTGGGTCGTATTGCTGCTGTTATCCACCTCACGCCGCCTCATCCACGCTCAGCAACTCCACCGGGGTCGGCAGGGAGGAAACCGCCGCCGGCTGGCCCTGGTCAACCTGCTCATCGCCGACAATGATCCGCGCGGCCAGGTAGTTGATGGCCCCCAGCAGCTCTGCCCGGGCCTGGGGCCAGGGCAGGCGGGTGGACTCGACGATTTTTTTTCTGGCCTGACCCAGGGGAAAGCCGGGCCCCAGCTCCCGGGTGATGACGCAGATCAGCTGCTCGCCAAAGGCCTGTCCCTCCACGGCGTGCCGGGCCTTGCCCTTGCCGTTGGCGGCCTGTTCGACGGCATCGGCCAGCACCGACAACAGGGACTCGTAGCCGTCGGGGATGATCGCTCCGTCACTGGAGGACGGCGACCACTTGGCCACGACCTGGGCGGCGGTCAGCTCGGCGCGCAAATCATCCAGCTGAAACCGCAGGCCCTCATTGACATTGGCCAGCGCGACATTTTCCGCCAGGACCTGCTTGAGCTCGGCCTCGATCTCATCCCTGACGGCGGGGCTGGGCGCCGCCTGTTCCGTCTCCGCCACCAGCGCCAGGCCCATGTGCCTGGCCAGGGCGCGAACGGCCTCCGGGCGGCGGTTCATGGCGCCGGCAATGTTCTCGCAGGACGAGCACAGGTACAGTCCGCGATGCCTGCCGTTCTTCGGGGGGCGCGCCCGGCCGCAGATATCGCAGATGTCGTGGACGTCGGGGTCCTTGGCACTGGCCTCGACCTTGTCTGCGCCGACAACCGGCGCAACTGCCTTTTTTTTCTCTTCGCGCATGGCTGGTTTCCCCTGTTATGGTTTGAAATAGTCAACCGGCACACTCGTCACCTCCCGCGGCATGGTACCGCTGCACTCGGCCGCGCAATACCTGTCCGCCGGCGAAAGCCCTCCGTCCATCAGGTCCCGCCGCGAAGCACCGGCATGCGAGCCGAGCAGGCGCCGGTTGCACTGGTGACGGCGGTCACAATCCCGCTGCCAGGCCTTGCCCGTCACCGTCAACGGCTGCCCGTTGGTCAACGGGCAGCGCCGCAGGACAAAAACCAACGGGCTGTCCTTCCCGGTCAGGGAAGGCAATGCGGTTGCCTTGCTGGTTCGCGGCACGCTTCACCTATCGCCCGGCTGACGCAAACCTGGAATCAAATCCAGGCACAGGCCTGTTGTCCCAGATGTCCGCCAATGACTCCCGGACGCTGTTGCCCCGCCCGCCACGTTGCGACTGCCGGGCGGCAAACTGGTACTGGCCGGGGCAGCAGTTTTGCAGCGCATCAATCCGGCCCTGGTTTCTCCTGACCAGTGCCCGGGCGACGTATTCCTCAAGCCAGGGCAGAAATGCCGCCCTGGTGGTCATCCAGCGGAAATGGCTGCGCTTGCCTTTCCCGGGCCATGCCGGAGCGCCGCGGGCCACCATCTTGCTGGCATTGCCGCCCCCTTTGCCCAGCTCTTCCATGAGGTCCTTCAGGGGGACCTCGACGTCCAGGTCAATGTCCTGCATGATTCCCTCCAGCAATGTCTCGCTCCACCCTCCCCGTTTCACCGGCGCACACACGGCCCGCCGTAGCGCACATAGGACCCCGGGAAGACCTCTTTGACCATCATCACCCCATCCAGGATCGTTTTCGCCATCCCCGGCGCTGCGTCCACACAGGCGGACTGGGCCGCCTTGATTCTCTCAAGCTCGTTGGCCGAAAAAACCAATGTTCCGCCGGCGGCAAGCGCGGCGTTCCATTGCGCCCGTTCGCGCACCACCGATATTTTGCGGCCATCTGTCAGGCTCAGGTGCATGACGGCGTCGTTCGCCGCGTTCCCTGGCGTCGCCGATACAGCAGTACTCTGTTCCGCCGGCGCCCGGAGTATCATTTCTCTTTCTTTGTCCGCCCCTTCCCCCTTCGTGATACTCACAGGGCAAAGGCCAGACTCATGGTCTGCCGCCATGATTACCGGGGACACCGCCGGCGCCAGGCCGGATTCGAGCCACTGATGCAGGTTGCCGCCGGCGCGGGCCAGATCGCCCGGGTCTTTTTCGCGCGGCACCGGCCAGTATTCCGCCTGGCGGTACTGCCGCAGCCACAGGCGCGAGACCGCCTGGCCGGGATCGGCCAGGCCGGCCTGGCCGGCATCCAGCGCCACCAGGATGCGCGGCGCCGCGGTCAGGACGGCGGCAGCGCCGGGGGTGATGGGGGAGTTGACCGACCCCAGGGCCAGCGCCGTCACGTCGGGGTGCGCAGCCGCGCAGGCCATGGCGTCAAGCTCGGCCTCCACCACCACCACCCCCCGGCTGCGCCCTGACGACGGGGGGATCAGCAGCGGCTCGTTACCGCTGCCATCCAGCCAGACGTATTTCAGCTCCGGCAAAAACCGGGCGCGGGACTCTGGCGTCCGCCGCACCCGCAACCGGTGCAGCAGGCCATCGGTGGACCAGGTCGGGATCAGCAGTCCACCAGGCAGCCAGAGCGTCGTCTTCCCATCAGGACGTGGCCCCAGGCCAAGGTCCGCGCGGCCGACCTTGGCGTCATGCCGAAGCCAGCCCAGGGCAAAGCGCTCGACCGCCTCGCGGTCGATGCCGCGGGCCGCCAGCCAGGCCAGCTCCTCGGGCCGGGCCAGCAGCTCCTGGTGGGCCTGGTCCACCAGGGACATGGCCCACACCGTCCAGCGACCGGCAACCGGCCCCTTGCCGGTGCCGCGCGGCAGCGTCTTCCCCGGCGCCTGGCGCGGGACGGTCAGGCTGGTTCTGTGACGGCGTGTACCATCCCGGCCGGACCCGTCGCCCAGGCGGCAGGTGCCACGCACAGGGCAGGTCGTCGCCCGGCAGGGCAGACCGGCGGCATCATGGGCATCAGGACAGCAAAGCTGGTCATGGTCCCGCAACAGGGTGATGATGTCGCCCCGGTAATCACAGCCGCCGTAGCACTTGAAGCCCCCATCCTCATGCAGCACGAACCTGGTGGACTGCGCCGACCCGCCGCAGCGCGGGCAACGTCCCGCCCAGCGCCCGTTGCCGCGCCGCAATTCGAAGCGCTCCGCGAATTTTTCCGCCAGGGAAAGCGTACTCATGGTGCTCATGGGCAACTCTTGTTTAACTCATGGCTGAAAAATACAGTGGTTTTACTACAATACATATTATATATGAGTACATGAGTTAAAAATATATACATACGCGTGAGAGAGAAAACAGAGAGGAGAGAAAAAACACGCCTACGCGCGCAGGCGCGCATTGAACTCATGCACTCATGATTTTCCGAAAAAATAAATACCATCAAATATTTGCAGGCCATGAGCAGGCCATGAGCAGGCCATGAGTTCATGAGTTGCCCCCACGTTTCGCGCGGAAATCCGCCACGTCATCGGCGCAGTCCGGGTGGATCACATGGTCGAATATCCAGGTTTTCCCACCCTTTGACTCGACCTTGTAGCCGCGCTCGCGCAGCTCGTCGTTGATCGACTTCATGCCCGGGGTACGGTTCTCCCGCCCATCCCGGTTCTGCGACCACCACCAGCCGAAGGCCTGGTACATCTCCGAACAGGCCAGCCGCTTGTCACTGCCCGGCATGTGCAACAGACAATCCTCAATAAATCTTGAGATATAGTCCTCTTGCCGCTGGAGTTCGTTTACGCAATTAAGCACGCTGGCTGGCGGCGACAGCCCGACTTGCTGCCACTCCAGGCAGCCCTCGACCAGCCATCGCAGTATTCCAGGCCGACAGGCCCGCAGCTTGGTCTTCAGCAGCGGGTCTTTCAGCCGGAATTTTCCGGCCCTGGTCGGGTATTTCTTTTCCGCGGCCCTGATGTCGTCCACGTACATGTATTGCAGGTCGATCTTGATCAGCCGCTCCACCATGGCAAAATCACGGGTGAGCCCGATCGGTATATGATTGGTGTGTAAAAACAGTGAATGCGTGGGGTTGAAAACGATTTCCGAGTGGTACATCCGCCGGCAGGTGATGGCGTCCTCGCCCACCAGCCCCTTCACGGCCGATTCATCGATGCGCTGGCCCCTGTTGGTCTCCGCGCCGACGATGATCCGCTTGCCAAGCAGGGAATACAGGTGCTCCGAGGCCGCATTCGGGGACGGCTCGTTGCGCTGCTCCAACAGCATGGCGCGCGAAATTGCATGGTAGTATGGTCCCAGCACGTCATTGAGCATCGAGAACAGCACACCCTTGCCGTTGCGCCCTGGGCCCACGAACACCCAGATGAACTGTTCATACGAGTGCCCGGTGATCGCATAACCAAACGTGCGCTTGAGAAATGCCGACAACTCCGGGTCACTGCAAATTTCGTCAATAAATGCCTGCCACGGGGCATAATCGGCGTGCTGGTCGTACTCAAGACTAAGCGCCCTGGTCAGCATGTCGTCCGGGCATCCACGCTCCAGCACCCCTGTCCGCAGGTTGACGACACCGTTGGCGACCGGCAGCAGCCATGGGTGCCGGTCGAAGTCCGACTCGATACACGTCATGCTCGGGTCCACGACCGGAGCCCATGCCAGGGCCTTGCTGGCCCCCGACAACGAGCGCAGGCGGGAAATTCGGCTCTTGTATTCAGATGCCAGATGGTGTTTCCATCCCTCTGGCCCCTTTTTATCTATCTGTTTTTCTTTTATTTCACCCCTCAACAGATCAAGCGCACGCTGATACTCCAGCGCGACGGCATCTACCGCCGCCAGTGACCTGCGGGTAGTGTCCGGCTCCCATATCCGGCCATTCCACGCCAGCCACTCGCCGTCCTTCGGCGTGACGTTGCAACGATACTGCTCTCTGTTCAGCGCTGCATACAGCACCCCATCGCCGCGCTCGTTGGCCTCAAGGCACTGCCGGACAAACTCGCCACTGAGCTGCACCGCATCGTCAGGCGGCGCCAGCGCCGCGGCCCGCTCCCGAACCGCTGCCGCCGTAGCCGCCAGCTCGCTGGCGGCGCCGCCGACCGATACAGTATCAGTTTTTTTTATTTGTTCAGCGCCATCGGCGCAAAACTGATTATTTCCCATTTTCTCATCATTTCAAAAATTTACAACCACACACAAACATGGGTCGCCGAGCCCGTTCTTGGCGGGCACGTCAGGAGGACCCGCGACGGTGGGGGTGGTAAATGGTTGGCCTGGTGAAAATCACGTAGGGGGTGGAGGGGAGCAGCGGCGGTGGTGCATTGTGGTGGCAGCTGCTCGTGATAGACTGAGAGGATCAAGGAGGTGCTCAGTGCAGATGGCTTGCGCATGCACCTGGACCTACTGGCCATCTGTGAGCCATGAGAGGGTTAGTTCTGCTCTTGCATGGCCACGATACCGGGGCCATGCATTACAAGGATTTTGCCCACCTGGCCAACTGCGGTGATGGGGACACCAGCACATGCTCCGCTGTCTCGCAACGCCTCCAACTCCACCGCAATGGCCTGCATGTCGCTCTTGGCCAGGAAAAGCTGATCTATCAGTAGCGCACTATGCTTATCCCTCGCGTCATCGAACCCTATGACTATTCCGGCCACCAGGCCGACGCCGGCCAAGAACGCGCCCATGTGTGTCAGTATCTGTTTCATTTTCGCCTCCTTGTTGCTGCCAGGTCTTTGGCCGGGCGCATGGTGGATTGCCTGGGCTGAGGTGGCAGGTGTATTGCTGCCTCAGCCTCTACTAGTTGGTCTGCGAGCAGGATCAGGCGGTGGGCCATGGCCCGCAGTTCTGTGGCGTTGAGTTCCGCTGATGTGAGCTTGCGCAGCGGCATTATGCGGCCTTGGCTGCGGCAATGGCCGCCATTATGGCCTGGGCGGCCCGGTAACCAGCCTCTTCAATGCCTGCCGCTTCTGCGGCGGTTATACGCTCATCGTGCAGGGCGGCGGCGATATCCTGTGCCAGCCCTCCGAATCGCGACGATGCTTCAACGGCAGCGCGCATCAGGTCACGGGCTGATGAGTCATGAGGCGGGATGGTCATTGCTACCCGGCCACAGGCCTGCTCCATGTAATCGAGCAAGGCAAAATTTCCACTGGCTTTGGTCAACGCAACCACCCTGTCGGCGTGCAGCCTGGGCTGCTTCAGGTCATGGTTGGCGGTGTTGACCAGCAGCTGGTAGCTGATCCCCAGCTCTTCAGCCTGAGCCTTAGCTGATACTTTTGACTGGTGCACCACGTCGTATAGTGCGTCGGCGAAAGTGGAGATGTTCCGGGGATGTCTACTTGTCATGTGCGTCTTTTTTGGTTAGGGTTTACTCTGGATGCTCATGTCATCAACGCCACGCTCCTGGAGTGCCACCAATGCAGACAGCAGACTATGACCGAATCGCTCGTGCGCTTGACGAAGCACTTTCTGCATTTCCTCCAGACAACTCCACGACAGATTTGCAAACTCTTCGGCTGAAATCTCGGGTTCTGAGCCTCCGACTAGCCGTGGCACGAAAGTTGAGTCAGCCCTCACGGACAACGAAACATCGAGCCCGTTGATGGCCATGGACAATTTTAATGCAGGATCACTCATTGCATGACTCCGGCCACAGTTCATCCACCGGGACGCCGAGGATATCGGCGATGCCTTGGCGAATATATGCGGTGTCACGATCACCCCTGATCACGTTGACGACCCCCTGGTAATGGCATCCGATGGTGCGGGCCACATCGCGCTGGGTCAGGCCCTGGCGCAGGAGTTTGACCTTTATTTCTGTGGCTATGTCAGTTGAGGTGCGCATTTACTTTCGTTGTTAAGAATGATTGCCGCCAAATGTGGAAAAGAGAGTGTTTTTACTCCAACAAATAAATTGCGATAGAATCATTGGCCCGGTCACCCCACACTTGGCGTTGCTCGTGTTTCAAATTTCTCGATGAGAATTTCCGTGACGGTCTCTATGTTGGGTAAAGCATAAATCACCTGAGATGACTATGTCAACGAAAAAAATCACCATAGATGAATTTTCAGGAGAAATACTTCGTAAATCCAGGGAATCAAAAGGAAAAAATCAAGAAGATGTTGCAAGAGAAGTTGGCGGCCTAAGCAAAGGGCATGTATCCGCCATAGAACTGGGAAAAAGAACATGCAGCCTGAGATTACAAAAGGATCTAGTTGATTGGATCAATGCCGGTATAATTGATACCGACACCACAAAAGAAAACACCGAAAAGGCAAAAAACGCCTCAGGCGACCTTGTCGCCACTCCAAATCATAACTTTCAGTCCGGAGCAGTCCCGGCATCGGTCGTCCAGGCCTTGACTGACCCTGACCTGCTGGCGTACATTGACAAAACAGTGACGGTGCTCACCTCGGGCACCGACATGGGTAAGGCCCTCAAATCGAGCATAGAGGCCTTTCACCGGGCTATCGAGGACAAACGCCGTATCGATCGGCTGGAGCAAGAAGTTGCGGAGCTGCAACACCAGATTCACGAATTGGCGGCAAAAAAACCGCACAAGGCGGGCAATACCGGGTGATCATCAAGTATGGCCCGCGATCATCACCGCGGAGCCACGGAGGGAAAGTTTACTGGCTTTTTGAGAGCATATAGAAGGCATGTCCTCAAAGGTCTGCAATGGAGGTTGACCGGTGAAGTGCTTAAACTGCGGACACGTGCGCACCATGGCCGACAATAAACACACTCCTCCGACTGAGTGTCCTGGCTGCGGCGGGCTCTACGCCAAAATGGTGCCGCCGCGCCAGGTCGGGCCACCGCTGCAAATCCAGGCGGCAGCTATCCCCCAGGCGGCGCCTGCCATGACCAGGAGTGAAAGCGGCGCACCGGCGCCGACCAGGCCGGGCAGCATCGCCGGGAAACTGCTGGCATGGATGGTGGCTGGCGGCATCGGGGCGTTTCTTTTCGGCGCGCTGGTGGCCATCTGCAACCCCGACGGCGACACGATGAATCCCCGCATCGCCGAAACGGTGGCCTCTCGGCCGACCATGCCCACGGCTGCCGTGGCAGGGTCCGCCGTGGGCGGCAGTATGATTACCGGTGCGCTGGGCTTTGTCGGCTTTTTTCTGGGGGCCTTTTTTCTGGTAATCTGGTTGCTTTCAGGGAGAAAATGACCGTCTCCCAACTCAAAGACGGCCGCTGGGTCTGCGAATATCCCCGCGGGCGCAACCCGGAGGCGCCGGACCGCAAGCGCAGCTATTTCGGTCGGGGCCCGGAGGCCGAGGCCCAGGCCTGGGCGCTCAACGCCCGTCTGGGGCTGGGCACGTCCCGGCAACAGCCGTCAGCGTGCCCCACGTTCGCCGCGCTGGCCGAGCAATACATGTCCGCCAGCCTGGCGCGTGAAGGAAGCTGGGAACGCACCTACAACCGCCTGGCGGCGGTCATTGTCCCCCTCATCGGCGGCATGCTGGCCAATGAGGTGACAGAGACCTCGCTTAGCCGGTACATCCTGCATCGTCGCAGCCAGGTCAAGGACGGCACGGTGCGCGGCGAACTGTCGGTCATTCGCACGGTCTTGCGCTGGGGCTGGAAAAATAAATATCTGGCCAGCAACCCCATGGAGGGTTTTCGCCTGCCTGCGGCAAATTATGCCTGCATTCAGCCGCCGACCACCAGGGAACTGGCGGCCATTATCGACCACGCCTCGCCGCACCTGCAACGGGCAATACTGCTGGCCTATCATACAGGCTTGCGGCCAGGGCGCGAGGAACTTCTATCGCTCACCTGGGCGGCAGTGGACTGGCACAGCCGAACAATCCACATCACCAGCGCACACAAGGGCGGAAGGCCGGTCCGCATCGTCCCCCTAAGCGCGGCCCTGTACGCGCACCTGATCACATGGCGAGCTGAAGACAGCGCCGCCGTGAACCACATCGTGCATTTCCAGGGGCACAGGATAGACAGGTTGACCACCGCCTGGAACGCGGCCAAGCGCCGGGCCGGTATCACCAGGCGCCTGAGGCTGTATGACCTGCGGCACAAATCCATCACAGACATGCTTGACGCCGGCGCCGACCTCAAGTCGGTCTCGGAAATCGTCGGCCATTCCACCCCGGAGCTGACGCTGAAGGTCTACCAGCACACCACCACCAAGCAGCATCGGTCCGCCGTCGAATTTCTGGGGGCATCACTACCCCCAGAAAAACCAGATAACCACCAGATATTACAGTGACAGATTTCGGCCTTCGAAGCCGAGTGCCGGGGGTTCGAATCCCTCTGGGCGCGCCATTTGCGCGTTTCATTCTGGGGGTATTTGGGGGTTATTACCCCCACGGCGCGGGCTGGCTGCTGGATTAGTCTTGCAAATGCAGGACGGCAAGCCCGATGCCTTCGTGTCCGCATTCCGTGCAGTACTGCCAGCGGAAGCGGGAACCCCGAACACGTCGCTGCATACTCACGCCCCACACTGGCACGGCGGGTATTCCATGCCAGAAAAAAGTGACCCCAGATGGTGCGCTTGCGGCAGAGGCGTCCGGGGTGTTGTTGGCTACTTTCCGATGCGCCCGTACTTTGTCGTATCACTACTGTTATGCGCCTGCCGCGCTATCGAAAGCAGCAGGTCGCGGAAGGGCAGCGGGGTGGCGTTGCGAATCGCGGTCTTGTCCTTCCCGCCCACCATCGCCACCACGCCGATGCGCCTAGCCTTTTCGTAGCCGTAGCGCTCGATCATCCAGGCGGGCAAACGCTGCTCTCCCTTCGTCCAGTTCAGCTCGGGCAAGGCTGCCCGCCGTTGGCCACCGCCAGCAGCCATGTCGGCTTGCGGCTGTCGTGCCCGTAGTGGCCTTGCTCGACGTGGCACACCCACGCCATCGTTTCCGGGTCCAGTTGCCAACCAGCGCCGGCTTGCGGCTTCTTCAGCCAGAAGTGGTCCCATGCCTTGCTGTGCGCCGGGTGCTCAAGCACTCCACCCCATTGGTACAGCGCACGCAGAGCATTGGCGAAGCATCCGCCGTCGTCGCCCAACTTGTACTGGTGCGGTTTTCGCGTGCTGCCGTGCCAGAACCTTCCCCACCGCTGGCAGGGCGGGTGCGCAACCACCGGGTGCGGCCCCATGTACGTGCGCGCATCGCGGGCTTCGTCCCATGGGTCCACGCCTAGCACGCCCACATAGCAGCCTTTCGGCTCCACGTAGAGGGCCGCCACCGTGCGCACCCCCGCCTGGTTCATCACCTGCAGCGCAAGCGTCCGCCAATCGGCCAGGTGCTCGTCGTACAGGGTCGAGGGGTAGCCGGAGAGGATGACC